ACTTCCCGGACATGGTGCCCGTCGAGGCACCCGAGCCCTCCAGTTACTACGTCGGCCTGCTGGAACAGCAGTATTGTTACGAGAAAATCAACCAAGCGAACGTCGAGTCGCAAGCGATCCTCAAAGAGGATCAGAATGCCCATGAGTCTGCCCTCAATGTGATGCGTGGGTGCATCCGAGATATCACCGAACAGAAGTATCGGGTTCGTATCATGGACGTGGCACTGGATGCCCCCCACGTGGTGCTGACCGCCTACCATCAGACCACCCTGCAGGATGCGGTGGCGATGTTTGGATGGCCTTATATGGATCAGCAAAGTGGCGGGGTGATGCCCGGAGATGTCATCTCCTTCGTCGGTCGGCCAGCGGTGGGCAAGACATGGCTGACCCTGTGGACGGCGCTCCACAACTGGATGAAGCGGAAGCTCAATGTGCTCTATGTCTCCATGGAGATGACGACGCTCCCCATCGCCCAGCGCATTACGGCGCTCTATACCCATCAGAATATCGCCCAACTCAAGGTGGCTGGCTACAGCCACCAAACCTTTGCCAAGTTCTATGCGGGCCTCAAGACGCTGGCGCTGGAGCAGGCCAAGATGTACGTGGTGGATGGTAACCTCGCCACGAGCGTCGAAGACCTGTTCGCGCTGGCGGATATGTTGGAGTGCCGGGTCATCGTGATCGATGGGGCATACCTCCTCCGCCATCGGAACGTCCGATTAGATCGCTTTACCCGAGCGGCTGAGAACGTGGAACTCATCAAACGCCACTGCACGGATTTGGAGATGATGGCGTTCTGCTCGTGGCAGTTCAACCGCGAAGCCACCAAGAAAGCCAAGAAGGGTGGCAGTGACCAAGGGGATCTGGAAGACATCGGGTACTCCGATGCCATCGGGCAAATCTCCTCCATTGCCCTGTCTCTCTTTCAAGAAGACGGCATCGAGACGATGAAGCAGCGGAAGGTCCAAGTCATGAAGGGCCGCAATGGCGAGGTGGGCCAGTTCTCCATCGCATGGGACTTCACGTCCATGACCTTCCATCAGGTGAGTCCACCGATAGGACAGGTAACCACCGCCGAAGAGAGCCACGAGCTACAATGGGTCTGACCATCCATCAGCAACCACTGAAGCACAGTAATCTTAAGCTCACCCTTCAGAAGAAGAAGGAAGATGCGTATGATTTGCTGTGGTTCACGAAAAAGAAACTCATTCTTTTGGGACGACAAGTCGCGTGGGAGTTGACGGCGAATGGTGGAACGGCAACTACCCGTGACGTGCGGAGAGTAATGCTTGCCCAAGGGATGTATCGAGAAGGAAACCCTGAGCATTGGTTGGGGTCCGTTTTCAAAGGTCCGCAGTGGGTGTGGACTGGTCAATGGGCGAAGTATTCGACGCCTCCCACAGCAAAACATACACAAGGTGCATGGCGCACCGTGAGAGTGTGGCAGCGGCGAGCATAGGAGAGACGATGGCGTTGAAGATGTTGGTGAAAACACCAGCCCCGGTCATCGAAGAACCGGTGGTCATCCCCAAGGTAGTCGAGACACCCCAGTCAGAGGTGGAAGCGTTGACGGCGGAGTACATCGCTCTCTACGAGAAGTTCGAATACTTCGAAGTCAAGACCCTCGTCAAGCGGATGGACGATATCCGCAAGCAGTTGGTGGCCATAGCCAACGAGACGCTGGAGGACAAGAAGCCCGCTCTCTTCGTCTGTCCACAGGGAGAGGTGGAATTCTCCGAGCGAGGCACCAAGGCCGTAGCCCAGAACCCGCTGGCGCTGATTCAGGTGCTGTTGGAAAAGTTTGGAGCCGAGGTGACCACTGAAGTCGTGGACATTGGCATCACACCTCTGCGAAAATTGCTCAGTGAGTTCGAACTGAAGGAACATCTGACAGACGTGCCGGGAGTACGCACGTTGAAGTCCGTACGCCCCGCATAAGGAGCTACCCATGCTGTTGATCCTGCTCGTGCTGCTGATTGTGCTGGCGCTCACGGGACCATGGTATCCCTACAGCCGAAATTGGGGCTATGGTCCCAGCGGGTTGCTGACCGTCGTGCTGATCATCTTGCTGGTGTACTTCTTGATGGGTCGTGGCCGGTTGTGACAGCCTTCGACCCCGAAGACCTCTTCTACGGGTGGACGATTTACCATCGTCCACTCGACTTCCCCAACCACTTTGCGGTGCGGATGTGGTTTATTCCGGAGCCGGGGATTGTGGCGCACCATGGGATTGCCTGTTTGTGTGAAAGTCTCGATGAAGCGCGGGAGCAAGTGCCAGCCGGAACCATCCGTGTCCCGCGTGAACCAGAAGACCCCGTCGTAATCGTGGAGACGTGGCTGTAACCCAAGGAGTGGACAATGTTCAAGTGGTACCGCAAGAAGCCGGGATTGCTCCGTCCGTATGTGCCGGGTGAGGACATGACGGGTATTTCGGTCGGACCCGAGGATGTGAAGGTCGGGTCACCGAAGGAAGGAGATTGGATCGGGCAGAACCCGGACAATCCCAAGGATCAGTGGTTGGTGGAGCAGAAGTATTTCGCCAAGAACTTTGAACCTCAGCCCGTGTCAGACCCTACGCAGTAGCAGAGCCTCGGTACCGCTACCAAGATCAAACCGGGGAGCACGAGATGACTCGTGCGGAGATTCTGGCGCAATTCTTTCCGTATTGGTCGGGAGAGATGCGTCGAATAGGGAAAGCCCATGAGATATCAGAAGAATCCTGTGTCGAGGATTTTGTGATTGTTCATTGGGCGTGGAGGGTTTGATGGAGAAGACGTTGAGCAATGTGGATGAGGCGAGCGCAAAACGAGCGATCCCTGATCTACTGGTGATTGGCAATGGAGACATGTTTCGGTTACTCTGCAAAGCCTCCAGTCAGGCTGAAGGCTGGATGAAAAGTACCAAAGCCATGGAAATCCCCGGCGTGGGATGTGTGGTGCAAGTGACGACGCATCAGCGTAATCACGATGGTACGAATGCGGTGGCAGAGGCGGTGACGTTTGTCCCCGGTGCTCGCATCGTGGACGATGTCAATGGTGGGCGTAAATTAACACTCTGATGTGTTGATGATGATGGTTAGTTGATTTTACATTTAATTGTTGATGTATGACGGTTGAGCAAGCCGTGGCCTTCCTAGAAGCGTTAGGGGCCACTCAGATACGCGCCAAGGATAACGGGTGGGTCGAGTCTAGCTGTGTACTGGCTCCGTGGACCCACAAACACCATACCGATTTCACCCCGAGTTTCGGCCTGAGTATCTCCCCCGGAGAGCGGAGTTACTTCCTCTGTTTCGCGTGTCGGCAGGGAAGCGCCGAAGAGTTACTCCACGTGTTGGAGTTATACAGCAAGGGCACCGGGCAGTACGACTTCGCCCGGTGCCACCAGATTCTCTCAGAAGAACAGTATGTGGTGCCGCTCCCTGCGTATGGGGAATTCACGAAGCCCCAACAGGTGTTTCAGGAGTGGCCACAGTATTGGCTGGAGAGTTTCCAGTCCGTGTCATGGGTGATAGACGCCTTGAAGTATCTCACCTTCCGTGAGGTATCAGCCACGACCATCGCTCAGTATGATTTGCGCTATGACCCGAAGCGGCAGATGATCGTGGCTCCCTACTGGGATGTATACAAACGGCTTGCCGGAGCCAGAGGACGCACCATTGTGGACGATGGGTCGAAGGGTCCACAGAAACATTACGACTACACCTTCAAGAGTGTGAACAATGCCAGACTCGTCTGGTATGGAGAGCCGGTCTTAAACCTCTCCGGACCTGTGGTCGTGGTGGAGGGACAGTTCGACCTGTGGCGCACGGTGCAAGCCTTCCCCAAGACCGTGGCCAATTTGACCGCCAAGCCCACACTGGAGAAGATGAAGAAGCTGGGGGACTGTGGCATGGTCATCCAGATCCCCGACCGGGATGAGGCAGGGCAGGAGAGTGTGAGCCGGTATGCTCACTTCTGTCAGCAGTTGGGATTGAAGCATAAGGTGATTCGGTTGGATGACGGGGTGAAGGATCCGGCAGAATGCCATCCGGATTATCTCCGAGACAAGATTCAGGAGCAGCTATGACCGAAAAGGATTTCATTCGGGAGTACTCTCGACTGGGGCACGCCATTCAGACGGGTGTGATGCACGAGCATGAGTTGGGGTCACAGGACGGGACGCCCAAGCACCTACGCACCGGGTTGGCGTGTGTCATGGCAGATGTGGGGTCATTGACACGGCTCTTGGTGGCCAAGGGCATCATCACCAATGATGAGTATTACACGGCTATTCTTGATGGTCTGAGGCGCGAAGTGGCCATTTATGAGTCTCGTCTCGCGGCAAAGATGGGGGCAGCAATCACTCTGCTCTGAGTGCAATCAGTTGCAACTTGACAAACGGAACTACCTATGGTAGAGTAGGTCAACGGTCGTATCATCGACCAGAAGGAGAGCAATGGCTTTCACATTCCTGAAACGGGGCGCAGAAAGCGCCAAGATGGCAGCAAAAGCTGCCGCAGAGGCAGAAGCCAGACGGGAACAGTCGGGGAAGATGTTCCGGTTCTGGATGAAGGAGAAGGAAGAGGCTCGCATCACGTTCGTGGACGGCGAGTTGCAGAAGGATGGAGCCCTCACCGGTTACCTCGATCCTCCCCGCTACTACGAGCACAACCTGTTCCTCAATGGGCAGTGGAACAACTTCTACTACTGCCCCGAGAAGACCAACCCGGACGCCAACGACAAGTGTCCGCTCTGTGAGTCGGGCGACAAGCCTGCGCTGGTGGCGCTGTTCACCATCATCGACCACCGGCAGATCCCCAGCACCAAGGACAAGACCAAGGTCTGGAAGGACCAGAAGAAGCTCTTGGTGGCCAAACCTCAGACGTTCGAACTGCTGACCAAACACGCGCTGAAGCGGGGTGGGCTGGCCGGATGCACCTTCGACGCGAGCCGCGTGGGCGACAAGTCCGCTGCGGTCGGCTCCATGTTCGATTTCGTGGAGAAGAAGACCATCGAGGAGCTTCAGAAGCTGTACATGGTCGAGCGCACCGATCCCAAGACCAACCAGAAGATGAAGGTGACCAACTTCACGCCTGCGGATTACGAGAAGGAAATCGCGTACCGCACGGGCGAGGAGTTGAAGGAACTGGCCAAGGGTGGGCCGGGGTCTGACATACCTTTTAACGCGCCCGGAGGAACCGGGGCAAGCGTAGACTACAGTAAGGAACTGTAAAGCAACCAAGGGGGTGGGGCGTGACGTGGCCGTCCCACCCAGCCCAGTCATGGAGGATTTGTGGGGCTAATGACACTGGAGACACCCATTCGCACAGGGGCGATGTCGGTGTACCCGTATTCCAAGGAATTGGAAGCCCGGTATACCTTCAAATCCGCCTTCGAAGAGACGGTCTTTGGCGCGGTAAAGGTCGGCAACACGCTGTATGTGCCGCGTGAGAGTGTGCCCTATGCGGATGCCAGTGAGGACCATCGCACGTGTCATCTGTCTCACCCGGTGGCCTGCACCTTCGTGCCCCGGAATGACGAGCAACAGTTCTTGGCGGAGAAGTCGTTGGCGTTGCTCCAGCAGGGGAAGAACCACATCTTCGAAGCCCCCACAGGGTGGGGTAAGACGGTCGTCGGAGGGGTCATCGCCGCCCGTTTCGGGCAACCCACGCTCATCGTGGTGACCAAAGAAGACCTGATGCACCAGTGGCGAGACTCGCTCATCACGGTGTTGGGCATCTCACCCTCTCTGGTGGGCAAGATTCAGCAGGACGAGTGTGATTGGGAAGGGAAGCAGTTCGTGATTGGGATGGTCCAGAGCCTGATTATCCCTGACCGCTACCCGACCGACATGGTCAAGTATTTCGGCCTCATGGTGCTCGATGAGTGCCATCAGATGGCCGCAGAGTGTTTCGTGCGGGTGTGTCAGACCTTCCCCGCCAAGTTCCGACTGGGGTTCTCCGCTACGCCCACCCGGCGTGATGGCAAGACCCAGTTGCTGCACTGGCACGTGGGACCGATTCTGACCCGTGGCAAGGTGCTGGAGGCCAAGGCCAAGGTGCTCGTGCGGCAGACGGGATGGATGATTCCCACTCGTAGCACGTTCGTAGGGAGCGGCTGGCAGCAACTGCCAATCCCCCACTCACCGGGCCGCATGATGCTCGTGAGCAAGGCCATGGCGGCATCGGATGGCCGCAACATGGAAATCGTGAACTTCGTGCTCCAAGCCTATAAACAGGGGCGGATTACGCTGGTCCTTTCGGATCTGCGGGAGAGCCATCTCGACCGGCTGTTCCAGATGTTGACAAACGAGGGAGTACCGGGCGAAGATATAGGGTACTACGTGGGCGGGATGTCCAAGGTAGCGTTGTCGCACACCAAGAAGCGACGTGTGGTGCTAGGCACCTATAAGATGTGCTCAACGGGCACAGATGTACCGGTATGGGACACCTTGGTGATGGCAACTCCCCGAGCGGACGTGAAGCAGTCCGTAGGGCGAGTGTTGCGAGCGGTGGCAGGCAAGAAACAACCGGTGATTCTGGATCTGGTCGATAAGAACGCCATCTTCCAAGGGTTCCACTTGTCTCGGCTCAAGCAATATTACGGACTCGGAGCCGAGGTGGTTCGTGTCTAGGGAGAAGGGTTATGGCGTTAATTTTCAAGCAGCATATTACGGAGGTACCTGTTCCGGGGCCAGTCGTCAAGCAAGGGTTCAACTGGGACGCGTGGTACTCCAAAAACAAAACCCGGCTATCGGAGAAGCGAGCAAAGCGGTACCGAGAAGATTCGGCGTATCGTGAAGCCGCGCTGGAACGGAGTCGAGCGCAGCGAGAGCAGAAGAAGGCTGTTCCGGCCATTACGGACCAGCACACGGTGTCGTTCACCGAGGCTGCAGACGATCTGGGCGTGACCGTCTGGGTGTTGCGGGAGTGGCGGCGGAAGAACTACTTCCCCGAGCCCTTTCGGCGTGATGGACGGCTGTGGTTCAGTCAGGCACAGGTGCAGTGGCTGCATCGGTTGCGGCAGTTCTTTATCCAGCGAGGGGCGCGTGTCACCGATGCAATTCGCCCTGAGTTGGAGAGCTTGACCAGTCTGGTCTATGCCAACTGGTAACAGAGAAGTCGGGTGAGGTAAATCGGGAGACTCGCCGCCCGCGCCCGTCACGGGATGGTAGGTCAAAATCCGGGCCTCACCCGGCCCCCAAGGAGTGGATATGGCATTGAAAGGTTTAGGACAGGATACGCCTGCCGTTCAAGCAGGCAAGGACTACACCCAGCATCTTCAGACCAAGCCCGTCACCGGCATTGTGTCTTCGTCCAAGGCGGTGAAGGGCCAGACGATTGCGGAGTCCGTCTCGGAGTCCAAGACGCTGAACCCCGGTGTGTTCACCAACGGCATGGCGATCACGGTGGAGGGGGGCCGGGTGATGAATCTCGGCAACTACGAGACAGCCCGTATCGGCGTGAGCATCACGGTGCCCTGTAGCACGGCTACGCTCGATGAGGCATACAACTTTGGAACTACTTGGGTTTCAGAGAAAATAGAAGAAGCTGTTAAAGCTGCTAAAGAAGGCTGAGGTGCCAGCCCCTAGCCATCGTATGAAGCATACGCTGATTTATGGGGTGTGGTGTGCGATGTTGTCGCGGTGTCGTAATCCTCACAATCCATCGTTTGAGCGTTACGGGGCGCGAGGAGTTAGCGTTTGTGAACGATGGTTGAGATTTGAGAATTTCTACGCTGATATGGGGCCACGACCAGCGGGGTTGTCCATCGAGCGGAAGGACAACAAAGGGAAGTACGAGCCGAGTAACTGTGTGTGGGCCACGCCAACAGAACAAGCTCTGAATCGTCGCAGTAATGTGATGGTTACTTTGGGTGAGAAGACCCAGACCGCTTCTCAATGGGCGCACGAATTAGGTGTGGGACAGAAAACCATTCAACAACGGTTACGTCGAGGGTGGTCAGCAGAAAAAGCGTTGACCAAAAACTATGCCTCTTGATCCTACGCTCTACGATCTATTGCGGGACGAATTCGAACGGGAAATCAACAAGAAACCTGTGTGGCATCGGCTTGAGGTACTGGTCGTGTTCGACAAAGCCGCCATCGCCGCCATGCAGCGATATGCCACTGCCAAGGGCATCAGCCTCACGTAGGGAGTGTGTGTGGCGTTAAAGCTCGCTAAGCCCGTGACGGTGCCAGTCACCACCAGTTCAATGCCTGACACGCCTGTCAAGAAGAAGGACATCAAGGGGAAGCCCCCCTCTGGCACGTTGGTTGAAGTACTCGCCGGGATCCGGAAGGACAAAGGAGAGAAGGTCGTCGTCATGGGGAACAAGATCCCCGTGGTCCGTCGCCTGCCAACCGGCGTCTTTGAGTTTGATTTCTATACCGGGGGTGGGTTCCCCTGCGGGCGGTACACCATCGTCTATGGCCCGGAGTCGAGCAACAAGACGAACTTGGCCCTGAAGGCGGTGGCCAATGCTCAGAAGCTTCCCCCACCCTGCAACAAAGCGGTGTGGGTGAACATTGAGCAGAGTTTCGATCCCATCTGGGCTGAGAAGATGGGTGTCAATACCGCAGAGTTACTGGTAGTGCAGGCGGGCTATGGCGAAGAAGCCATCGATTTGGTTGATGCTCTGGTACGGGCTGAAGATGTGGCTATTCTTGTTGTTGATTCCATGGCTGGACTCATCGGCTCCAAGGAAATCGCCCAGAGTGTCGAGAACTACGATATCGGCTCGTCGGCGCTTCTCATCAAGCGAATGGTGAACAAGCTCATGATCGCCTTCTGTGAGGAACAGAAGCGGGACCATGACCCGTGCGTTATCCTCATCAACCAGACCCGCTTCAAGCCGGGGGTGATGTTTGGTGACCCAGAGACGATGCCCGGAGGCGAGGCCCAGAAGTTCCTCAGTAGCCTCCGTGTGCGCGTCAGAGCCACCAATGTGGTAGACAAGGCCACCAGCACCATCACCTTCAAGGAGACGGGGGTCATCATCAAGAAGGCCAAGGTGCCCGTCCGAGCGGTCAGCTTCGACTTCCGGTTCTGCGTGCATGCCCATGACGACCTCCAGATAGGGGACACTGACAGCTTCACCATGGTGAAGTCCCATCTGCAGGCCCTGAACCTGATTGTGAAGGTGCCGAAGGGGTATTCACTGTTGAATGCGTCGTATGGTATCTTCCCCACACTCACCGCAATGCAGGACCGATACGCCAAAGACCTCAAGTTCAAGATGGTGCTGCAAGGCATGGTGATTGACTCCTACAAGGACAAGTTGTTGCTGGTCGAAGAGTCGGATTACTCACCCAAGGATGTGCCACCGGGCACTGCTGTCGAGGTAACCAATGGAACCGAAACCCAGTCCGAGTGATACCAACACGTCCCGCACGACGGAGTCAGAATCTCAAGCCTCCGAGAATCCGGTGCCGGGGAGTATGCCCGAGGCCATCATCGAGAAGCCTGCCGCGAAGACCCGAGAAGACGCACGCAAGGAGCGACATGGGAAACCCGTATCTGGACCGACTGGCAGCAGCGGCGACTAACGCCCACGGGAAGAAGTCCGAGAAGCGGGTGGCCAAGAAGATGGGAGCTAGACTGCATCCGAATTCCGGAGCCATGGCGGGGGCGAAGTCAGACGCCAGTCTCCCGGACTTCCGGCTGGAGATGAAGAGCACCATGACCCAAGCCATGCTGTTGGAGATGGCGTGGCTCGTAAAGATCGCCCATGAGGCACTGGACCATGGCAAGACCCCGGCTGTCGCTCTCGCCTTTGTGGATGCCAACGGGGCTCCGCGCATGAAGCACTATTCGGAGTGGGTGGTGATCCCCATGGCCGCATTTCAGGAACTGACGGAGAAGTGATGAATTCGTGGCTTCGCCTCCCGTTGCACAAGGTCACGAAGCCGAAGCAATCCATCATCAGTGTGTTGAAGCAGACATTGGGCGGCTCGCAACCGGGCCGCTCGATGAAGGTGCTCCATGCGTCTGATGTGACGCAGACGGACTTCTGTCCCCGTCGCTGGGCGTTCTTCGACCTGTTTGAGAAGGATCCTCCCATGGATACCGTCTCCACGGCGATGGACATGACCTATCGCATGGGCACCGTGACTGAACGTCTCTTGGTAGAGGAGTGGGCCGGAGAGGCCGTGGTGGGCAACTGGCGGTGCCGCTGGTGCGGGGATAAGCGGTCCATGGTGCCCAAACCAGATGGGTATTGCGGTGGACAGGCTCCATGGCCGACACCTCGTAAACACTGGTGGCAATATTGCCAGATGGTGGTCGAAGCCCCGGAGTATGATATTCAGGGTGGGCTGGATGCCCTCTTCAACATCGGAGCCCCCCAACTGGTGGTCACGGAGTTGAAGACGCTGAACCCGGTGGAATTCGATTCCATCCTCACACCGTTTCCCGAACACCGGCTCCGGACCAATCTCTATATGTGGATACTGGACCACTCCCAGAATCCCTACAAAGATAAAATCAATACCACGGAAGCTCGCGTGCTGTATATTAGCCGTGGTTATGGCAAGATGAATGCGGAGTGGAACGAAATCCTGCCCTTCAAGGAATTCGTGGTCAAGCGCAACGACGCAGACCTTGCCGAGTTTCTGAAGCGGGCCGCTGCACTGCGAGTGTTTCGGAAAGTGGGCCATATGCCGCACGGCATCTGTAGCACTGCACTGGATAAGATCGCCAAGAAATGCAGCGTAGCGCAGGCGTGTTTCTCCGGCACCTATCCCGCAGGGAAGTACCCACCCTCACCCCCGGAATGATCATTGTCCTGTGGGTGGTCGTGTTCATTTTGCTCCTCGTGGAAGCATGGAACCTGTTCCGTATCCACATCCTGATGGGATATGTTGAGGAGTTGGCAGACCGCCTGCGACGATTAGATGAGGATTTACGTGGGTAATGGTTGTTCATGGTGGCAGCGAGTCCAGCATCGCTCTCGACGCACGTCAGATGTCGAGGTGATGTGGCCATCGCTTCTCGCACGAGCCCCAGACATGGAGCATGCGAAGGTGGCGTGGGAGGTGTTCTTGGGACAACGGGGGCAGGAGCATTGGCACTGTGCGTGCGGAGCCCCCATCGTGGAGTTGTTTCGGAACATCACCGTGACGGTGGAAAATTCCTGAGATGCGTACTGTGGGTCTGGACTGCGCCACCTGTACCGGGATGGCATTAGTGGGTGAGAACGAGGATCGCGGCAAGACCATTGAAATCCCCAAGGGACGTGGCTTTTTACGACTGCAATTGATTGCCAAGCAAGTGGCAGAAACCCTGCACGTCTGGGAGCCAGAGTTTGCAGCCGTTGAGGGGTATGCCTATGTGCGGAATGTCGGCTCGTTTCGCACACTGGTGGAAGTGGGCACGGTGGTTCGCATGACGTTGCACGAGTTGTCGCTGCCGTGGGTAGAAGTCCCACCTACGGTGTTGAAGAAATGGACCACCGGCAAGGGCAATGCGGACAAGGCAGACATGGCATTTGCTGTGAATGCACGATGGGGCTATCACAGTCCGTCGCATGACATCGTGGACGCCTTCGCGCTGGCACAAATGGCCCAGTTGGGATGGGCCGAGGTGCTGGAAATAAAAGGGGTCACGGTCGGATGGGAAGATTTTTCGGGTTGACAAACAGGGGTAAAGACTTTATCGTGTGAGAAGCCACAAAACTGGGCTCAAACAAACACGGACGAGTTTATTAACACTGTAGTCCAAGGAGTGGAAAGGACGGAACGCATGCAGATCGGAACATTTCGACGGAACGTAGGGAAGACGCTGACACCGAAGCTCACCAAGACCGCTCTTCGGTTGGTGTCGAAGAACACAGTTCGCACGCAGACGGCGCAGGGTGCGGTGGCGCTGAAGGGCCACACTGGCCAGTTGCTGCAGATCACGGGGCAGTATCTGCTCGGTCTGCCGCAGACGCAGGAGATGAAGAACGACGCCAGCACGGTGCTGGGCGACATCGGCTACGATTTGGCGGTGCTGGCCCGAGTGCTCAAGGTCAAGATGCCTTCGACCACCAAGAGGGCCAAGCTCGTGGGCACGCGTGGTGCGGCCATCCTGCAGTTGGACAGTCTGGCGACGGACCTCCTCCGGCAGGCCGAGAAGGGCCTGTTCGTCAGCCCCAAGATGACCACGGTCAAGAAGATGGTGTCCATGCCCCAGAAGGGCGGAGCCAAGGAAGAGCGGGACGTGGAAGTCGTGGATGCGGCAACGGATACGGCGGCGGAGCAGGAGCGGCAGACCGAGATGAAGTCCTTCCTGTCGGGAGCCATCGACGTGTTCTGGAGGCTGTGCTTCGACATGACGGGTGCTGCCCCGGTGGCGGTGCTGGAGGCCAAGCTGGCCCGCATGAAGACGGAGTACCCTTCGGTCACGTTCGATACTGAGGAGAAGGCTGAAGAGGCCGTCCCCGCGTAGGTTTTCCCAGCAAAAACGCAGTGCTTGACAAACTGATGCCACTGTGGCATCATATATCCAGTTCGTTAGTCGCATTTGATGTGGCCGTCATCGGGGCCAACAACAGTCTGAGGGAGTTTGTAATGAGTTCAACAGCAGCGGAAGAGACGGTTGTCGAAGCCAAGGCCGAGACGACCACCATCGGGAAGAAGAAGGTCGAGAAGACGGGCAATCTGATCGTGGACATCGCCCACGAAGTGGAGAGCCTGACGAAGACCAAGGCGCTCAATCTGGCAGAGAATCTGGCCGAGAACATCGAAGTCAACTACTTCAAGCTCGGTGGGGTGCTCAGCAAGATCAACGAAAACTCGTGGTTCGAAGGCTTCAACGCGTTCGATGACTTCGTCTACGAGAAGTACGGGTTCGCGGGCCGCAAGGCACGCTACCTCATCTCCATCTACGACAACCTCGTCACGAAGCAGATTCCGTGGGACAAGGTCAGCCACTTGGGCTGGACGAAGCTCAAGGATCTGGCTCCGGTGCTCACGCTGGAGAACGTGGACGAGTGGGTGGCGAAGGCGGAGAAGGCCACCGTGGTCGAACTGCAGGCCATGCTCAAGGCGGAGAAGCCCGCCGATGGCGAGGAGAAGACCCAGAAGACGACCGACGACTCGGTCAAGATGACCTTCAAGTTGAAGCCCGATCAGGCCGAGGCGGTCACGCAGGCGCTGGCGAAGGCCAAGGGTGAACTGCAGACCGAGTACGACACCGTCGCCTTGGAGAACATCTGCTCCGGGTATCTCGGCGGCACGATTGCGGCCAACAAGCCGTTCTCGCTGGACGAGGTCATCGAGGCCACCGGGTTCGAACCGATGCTCAAGCGCATCGCGGAACTGTTCCCGGCTTACGATATCACCGTCGCGCCCGTCGAGGGCTAAAGGTGAAGTGCCGGTGTTCGCATGGGGTGCCGTGGTTTCGTGACTGTCCATGGTGTGACATGGCCAGCAGTCGAGACATCGGCTGGCTGTATCTGTGGCTTCACGATCCGGCATTCCATGCGAACGTCAC